CTCCATCTCTCCAATGGCATCCAGTCGATAGGTGTGACGTTCTTCATAGGTGTACTTGCGGTACAGCTCGAGACTGTCCAGATGAACACGACCAACAAGATCATAAGTAACAGCCGCTTTTCCATATTTCTCATACTCTCTTTTCTTGGGCATTTGACCCCACAAACACAATCTACGAGTGTCTTCTTTACTAAGTGTTTTAATAATCCTATTAACAGTATATGGCATATCGAAACCTTCGCTATTCCATCCACTTAGCACATCTGCATCTTCAATTAGGTTAAGAAATGTGTCTAACATTTCTGCTTCTGTTTCAAATAAGATTGTATTTGGAAAGTCCTTAACCTGCTCAGTTGCCTGTTCCATAGTCAGCGTCTTTGGCGGCACTGCAAGGCACACTAACATGTCTAACCATTGTAGGTGAACAGCGATAGCAGTAATTGGCATAAACGCATCGTCAGGTGATGCATAGCCACGTTCTGGATCAAAGTCCACCTCAATGTCCCAAAATGCTACATTGAGTTTTGGGGGTTCCTTACCGAGATAGTTTTCTTCTAAGGTACGAAATACTGTGTTAATATCACTTTCGTATAGTTTTTGATTATTGTGAATTCGTATCTCTTTTTGGAATTCTTTATGACTCTTGGATACGACTTTAGACAGGCTTTCGCCGTAAATTGATCTGTACTTACCCCTAGCATCTGGGTGATAAAATACATAACGTGCTGGGTATTCTTGATAAAGCCTACCCTTCTTAGGGTCTCGCTCGACAATCTTAACGATGTCGTTATCGCGATCCCAAATGGCATCAACATAACTCATTAAATTTTACTCCTTACCGCTTATGGCCGGCAACCTTCTTTGTGATCATTTATGGCTGATCAAACCTTTCTTTTAATTAATTAGCATACGAACTAACCCTACTGAGTCAATAGTGACCAGTAAGATATAGTTGGCAATCATCCCAAAACTCTTACGAGTATAAGCAGCCCAAGCATAGAGACCGCAGCCGAGGATCCATATAGGGTACAGAGCAAGTAAGGGCGGAGTCGGGACTGTGAGAGCCATGGTAATGCTACACCCAATTGAAATGCCCCAAGCAAGCAACTCAATGCAGAAACGAAAAGGATGAGTTCTGTAGTCATCCTTAATCCATTGATAAACATCGTAAAGGATTGTGTTCATTAGTCTTCACGACGATTCGCATGTCCACTGATATCAACAATAGTTTCAAGATCGTCAAATTCACGGAATACTTGATCCCATTGATCTTTTTGTGCAATACGGATTGCTTTGCGAATAACACTAGGTTTTACTTCTAGTTCTTCTGCTACTGCTTTAATAGTTTCATTCAATCCTTCTGTAAGGTCTTGAATTTCCTGCATAACAGTACAACCTTCTGCGATGATTTGTTTGATTTTTGCTTGTTCTGGTGCGCCAAATGCTTTGCTCATAATATACTCCTTAAGTATTAATTATACTTAGTAGGCAGTGTAAAGTCAACAATTATTTAGGTTTACTAAACCAAAGTTTGAACCATTCTTCAGTTCCGGGCTTAATGTTTTGCTCTCGCATAATTTTTGCCTTTTCATTTCCGCTGTTATCAAACTTAGTTTGTATTTGGGGAGCGATTGATGTAATTTTGGCAGCACCTACATGTTGCCACATTGGATCATCTTCTGGAATGAAACAATCGTCCTCTGATTTTGGAACTACGTCCGAAGTATCAAATTTGAATTGTCTCCAGCCGCTCATTTTTTTAGATCTGATTCTAATAGCTGAGAAAGACGTAATTCATACCAATTGGATTCTGCTACACCTTGCTTCGGATCCATGCCCATTTCTTTTTGACTTAGCAAGTAATCCCAAACGCTAACTAACATCATTTCTGCTTTGGCAATCTTCTCTTGTCCCCACTCCGGCAAGTTGTCATTCTTCTTAATGGTTTTTAATAGTCCGTCAACAGCACGAGCCATAGTTCGTAGATTACTCTGGGCCATACCCGCTTCGTCATCATACTCGCCATTGAAGCCTTCCGCCACACCCTCACGTTCCATTCGAGCGGCATAATCATTAGCTCTGCGCTCTTTATGTTTGAGCATTAGTTCTAAACGCTTTTTAGCATCCGGGTCGCCAGTTTCTGCTTTTTTGCGAATGTTAGCTTCGTGGTTAGATTGTATCTCTCTACGATGTTGTGCGCTAACTGAATTTGGATTGTATCCTTCTGCCGCGGCTTGTTCAACTTTGCTCCAATATAATTTTCGACCATCTGCTAAGGTTGCCATACACGGACCGTCCTGCATTTTAGCTACCATAACTTTGGCATTAGGAAATTTTTGTTTAACTAATTGCAACCATTGAGCTTGTGTTCGACCTTTTTTATCAACGCCTCTAGTCGGAGTAGATAGTTGTTGAGGCATCATTGAATCAAAGTGCCCTGGAGGAGTCCGTGGTTCGCCGCGTTCAGTCATACCTTGTTCTGGTTTTTCTTTCTCTGCTTTTTGTTGATTGAAAGTGTCTAACCAGTATTTGTCATTCTTTTCTAAATAAGCTTCTGCTTCTTTTGCACTTAGATAAGTCTTCCATTCTTGTGCTCGCCATCTAAAACTAGGTTTTCCTTCTAAGACTGACTTTGCGTGTAATATAACAAATTCTTTAACATCGGCTTCGTCACCTACTTTAGATGCAACCCATTTTTTAATTGCTGCCGATATGCTCTCTTCATCTGCACTAAAGAAAGATTTTAGTTGTTGCATAATAGTAGGTGCCGCAAGCGCAGTCATGCCTAATCCAGAAACTGCTTCGCCGGCTGTTAACGCAGTTAACGCTGTAGCCCATCCACCTGCGGCTGCAACCATAGGAGCAAGTACTCCAAAAGCAGCTAGTCCGCCGACGCCGCCCGCTACTGTTAACCACGGAAATGCTTTTGCAAACCTACTGCCTAATATTCTCCAAGCAGTTGCCCACTTTCCACTAGGATCCATTATCTCATCTAACATTCGTGCATTTTCTGTCATTCGTTCTAATCTAATAGAATATGATTCAGCAACTTCTGTCGATTTATTTTTATGTTTCTGTCCACGAACTTGAGTTGCCACTTTCTTCTTATCTTTATGTTCGCCTGATCCTGAGCCAATTGCTTGATGCGCTTTGGCCACAGGACTTCTAGTCTTTGTAGTGTACTTCATGGCCTTGACGCCTTTTTTATGTTCTTGCACTACAATAGTATCTGGATTTATTCTGCCTAATGATGAAGCCATATTGCCTGATGAACTTGAACCACCCGATGCAGCCTCAGTAGGTGCCTGATCAGCACTACTTTTAGTAAGCATAATCTTGCCTTGCAATTCTGGTTTGTTTTTAATAATAGCAAGTGCGTAGTTGTTAGCACCTTTCTTCATATCAAAAACTTTTGGTTGTCCCTGGCTCTTTAGAATTTTACCATCTATGCGTAAGTACCACGGACCTTGATCTCGTGCTTGCAATTGTCTTGTATATTCTTGTTCACGTTCCCATTCAGCTTCGTGCTCATTACGCTTAAAATCACGTTTACCTTGATCCATTTGATCTTGTTGATAACGATCGTAATCAGTAGCGCTCATAGTATCTGGATTACGACTACCGTATGGTCCTGCCTCTGGCAATAAATTTGTTATTTTCATTTGTTCTTCATCCAATTTGCTACTGGGCTTACTACATTAGTAGACTTTAATTCCTGGCTTTCCATGTCGCCACCATTGATATCTTGATATTCTGCCCCTACAGCCTTGTATGCATCTTTCAACATATCTTGTTCTATTTTTGAGTAAGGATGAGTTGTTTTTTTCTTACCTATCCAGCTTTTAGAATCGATATCAAGTGGAGTTTTTCCATCAGCACCTGCAACTGCCATACCCAATCTGTAAGCAGTATAGTCGCCACTTACATGCTCTCCGTCGCCATAGGTGTTTATCCCTCGGCTAGGTTGTTGAGCACGTTTGCTAATTTTTCCATCTTTCTTTTCGACAATAAATTCTGTAGCTCTCATATTATCCTTGTGAGCTAGCAGTTAACATCCAACCGTGTTTACGATGAGCATCAATTCTTTCAGCTATAAAGTTACTAAACCCATATTCTTGATTTTGCTCAGATACTTGATAGATTAATTTAAGAATATTAATCATCTTTTCGTTGTCTTCTAACAATTCTTTTTTCATTTGCTCTAATGGTAAGATTTCTGTTTCGTCATCGATCTGTGTTAGCATACTAAATCGAGTATAGCTTCCGGGTACAAATGTTCCCATCTTACGAATATTCTCTGCAAATGTATCTATTGTGCCGTAAACTTCTTCGTAGATTTTTCCAAACAAACCGTGATATTGTTCAAAGTCGTTTCCCACAACGTTCCAATGAAAGTTGTGCGCCTTTAGGTAAAAACTAAAGGTACTTGCAAATCCTACTTTAGCAGCTTTTTGTAATTCATCCATTGTATTATCCAATTATACGTTATTTATTTTCTAACAACCTAATAAGGCTTGCCATCTTATTTTCAATGCTTTCGCTAACTGGTACACATTTGTCTTTACCGTTTTCAGTACCGTTGTACCGATGCCCCTTCCAACAGGCTTTGCCATCTGCACCTTTTTTCTTGCCTTCTTCTACATCTTGTTGAGGTTGTCTAATAAACTTTTCTATAGCCTGTTTTACACCATCTGGTGCAGCATCCCATCGTTGTGATTGACCTGTGCTATCAAAACTTGAACCTTGTGGTTTTAATGCAGGATCTACATAACTTACTTTAACATCAGTGAACGGAGTAGGACTTCGACCGTCAGTGCCCGGCCTATAATTAACTTGTACCATCTTGCCGTTGCTCAATGTATAATAGTCAGTGCTGGGTTCAAATAGTTCAGATACAGATTGTTCTTCAGCCGATCTTCTGTATACTTGTTGTACTTTTTTGCCCCCGTTTCCTCTTTCTATTTTGTCGGGATTGTTAGGTTTTTCTTTTTCAAAATACTTACGCATTTCTGCTGAACTAGTTGTAGATTTCTTTTCAATAGAGTGTTTAGGAGTTGCTAAAAAACTCATTACACTTTCGTCTTTTGGTGCATCTGGCTTTTTATTTTTATTAGCAACATCTTGTTTAATTTGAGCCATATACTCTTCGCCACGCTTACGACTTGCAGTACTTTTTGCCTGCTGTTGATCCCATGCACGTTGTAATTTAACGGCAGCACTCATTCGAACTGTTTCTTCTAGTTCAATTAATCTAGTTTCGCTTAGTGATCGTTTAATCAAGAATTTCTCCAATAAATCATAATATTCGTATCTAACATGATTTGCAACAATTTTCTTTTCAGGATCAATACCTGTAGCTTGTTTGAATGCCTCTTTGTCTTTTTCTAACAATGCGGTCTTTAGTGATTTATCGTGTCTATAATAAGGAACTGCTCTTCTTGTAATTCTTTCAAAATCATAATATCCATGCGGACCTTTGTGGCCGTTGTATTGTAAAACTTTTTTGTATTCTGATTCTTTATTAGTACAAACAAACAATTCAATCTCGCCGGTTTCTTTATAAGCTTCGGTAGCTAATTCTAATAAATTGTTTACATTTTTAATATGTGTCTTGACTTTAGGCCATGCAGTTTCCATGCAGACTAATTTAATTTCATACGGCAGTGGATTTTTAGAATCTTTACGTTTCTTATCGGTACCTACAAACCAAAATTTAGTCTTAGCAGCTACCTTCCAGCCATCGATACTATCTTTATCAGGTGGATTATATGTATCAAAAATAATTGATGCTTGCGGCTTAACTGATTCATTTACTGGCGCAGGACTTTGATGTTTGTTAACTCCTAACACATCACCTAACATGTCTAGACTTGCTAGATATTTCTTTTGACTATGTGCTGCTCTATCGGCATCCCAATCTGATTTGTTACCTGTAAAATTTTGATAATTGTCAGCATACTTGACCATCATTGCTAGTTTATTGCCGCTGGCAATAATTGCTTTGATATTATCAGCATAGGATAAGTTCTTATTTTTTGTTAATAACTGTACTGCCTGTACTACTTCTGGTGCATAACCCATCTTAGCTAGTTGTTCTAATTTGTACGGAGTATCTTCTACTATATCGTGTAGTAATGCAACTTTGATAGCATCTGTAGTAAATGCAGAACCGAAAAATTTCTTACCTGTAGATGCAACTGATCTAGGATGGCTAATATACGGCTTATCACCGTATTTTTGTTTACTGTGAGCTTTGGTGGCAAATTTTAGAGTTTTACTCACGTCTAACTCGTCAACTTGATCTTCTGCTACAGGTGCTGCACCTTTCTTAAGTGGTACCATACTCATGCGTTGCTTGGCTTTAAGCATAAGGTCTTTAACTTCCTCATCACTTAAATCATCAGGCATATCTCTTCGCCATACTGCAAATTGTTCTTCTTCACTCTTGCTAGGATCTAGCAATACCTGTCGCATCGGTGTGGCTCTAGGACCTTCTTGATATTCTGGTCCATCTTTTACACTGCTAGGTTCTGTTGTATCTTGTCTAGAAATAATTTCTAAATCTGTTAATCCTGCTCGCTGATAGGGAGGAACACCAGACTTATCAGGCCTAGTCAAGAAACTAAAGGAAGCCTTTTCTTGTTCTCCTACAATTAAAATAACTTTAGTAAATCCTTCTCCGGCAATTTTGGCCAACACTTTATCTAATGTGCTAGCGTCTGGCGTAGCTACACTAAACACTTCTGCATTTTGAGGAAATACCTTGCGATATGTTGCTAGTTTTTCTTCAGGAGATAACGGATCATCTTTAGTCTTTGTAAATGTAGGCTTGTCAGTCCATGGTTGGCCTGTTGCAGGATCAACAAGGCTAGTCCTTGATACTACAAAGAAAGGTTTGGCATTCTGTTGTTGTGCATGGTGTATAACAGCTTTAGCCAATAGCATATGACCTTTATGCCCCATACCTCTACCCCAACCTAGCACAGCCGATTTAGTACTTTCTTCAAATAAACTTGTTAATAACATTATCTTTTCTCCGGCGCCCAATCTGCTTGACTAATAGCTTTGACAAATTGGCCTGTGTCCGGGTCTTGATAAACATACCCTTCTGGTTTAGTCTGTCGTATGCCGCCATGACTGCCTGCACTTGTTTTCTTATATAGATCTAATTTAGCCATACTTAATTTCTCTACAGCAGATAATATTTTATCTAATCCTGGATCGTTGACTATTTTTCCTGCTTGACCTGCTGAAAGATTATCCTGCGCCCACTGTTGAAACTTTTCTTTAACGCCTGCTACTCGTAAATTTTGATTATAAAATTTATAAAGAATATCTCCAGGTTTGCTCAATCCGGGTTTTGGCGCCACAAAGTTATCAATTGCTCGGGCGTTTTGTTTAATAAAATTTTCAGCTTCGTCTACTAACGAATTGTCGATACCTGGTGCCTGCTCAACATATGAAGTACCTTGTACAATCACATCTGGTGTGCTTAATTTAGGTGCATCGGGATATCTGCTTTCGTCTGAACTACCTAGGCTATCATAATATCCTGTAGCTGCAATCATTATCTTAGCCTTGCCTATACGATTACCTAACTCGCTATCTTTATTAATGTGAAAACCTGTAATGTTAGGTTTGAAATCGTATTCATTTGTTTCGGGATTAAACACAGCCGGCTTGTCCGGACTGAATAATATGCCGCCCTCTATGTATCCCTTGGGTGGACTTATTTTTTCAAAATACGGCCATAAATTTGCCATTCCCTGTGCAAACATCTGTCTTTGTTTTTCTTTACCCGGTTCAACTTTACCTGTGCCTAATATGAATTTTTTAATATCTTCGGCATTGTACATTACAGTAGGCACGCCTGGGCTAACTTCTGTTTTGCCGCGTTTGAGATATTCCCATGCATTTTTAGGAATAAGACTAAACCGACCTTGTTCATCCCTACCCCAATAGACTACAGGACTACCGTCCCATTTAATTTCCATACTTTGACCTGTTGAGGCCATACTCCTAAGAATACGAGCAGCATGTGTACCTGCTTCTGAGCCCGCATCGATCCCTTTACTAGATATACCAGTAAACACAAGGTCCTCGACGTGTTGATACTTGCGGCCTACTGTAGGTGCAGCCGCTTCAGAGAGCAGTTCTCGGATTTTCATTTGAAACTATCCATCATTTGTCTAAACCACTCTCGCGATCCGGTTGCATAACTTTCTTTAAGTCTATACTGTGTTTTATATTTTACTAAACCGTCGTTAACTTTGGCAACAACATCATTATATTTGTCAGGATGTGATTGTTTGAACTTAGCTAATATTGCATTGATATTATCTAGATCAGATGCACTTGCTTTTCCTCCAAACAATGCTTTACTGATAGCATCTGGATCTTGCGGATTGCTATCTGGAATTACTGGACCACCGGTACTTCTGCTCACTAAGCCTGCTTTGTAACTCCACATCCAATCTGGATTAATAGCCTTTGCAATCTCAGTTTTTAGAATGTGTCTATAAGCGCCCTTAGCTCTTGCATCTTTAGGCATACCTGGGTCGTTTGGTTCGCCACGCTTACTCCACTGAGTAAACTTGCCCTTACCCGGCTCTGCGATATCTAAATCAATTTGAAACCATTCTTCGCTACCGGGTATCTGTACACAGGCAGTTAGTCCATCACCCGATATTTTATAATATTTGTTAGGTTGCGATACAAATGCTTTTTTAGGTAATTCTTGATAACCTGCTTTTTGTAATTTTTGTGCTAACCATACACGTAATTGATTTTGTACATCTTTAGGATCCTGTACTCTGTTATCAATTTTAAGATAGTCTGTGGGATCTAATATAGTATCACCATCTCCAGTTTCTGCATTAGGATATATTGCAGATCCTGCAAGATGCTTCATTAAGTCTAGGCCTAACTCTTTCCCTAACGCATTAACTGTTGACTGTACATCATCAGTAGACGCATCTTGTTTTGTAGCATTAGTACCATCTTGATACTTAAATTCGTTGCCACCTTCTAATATTATCATAGTGAGTGACCTCCTACTTGATACACATCGTCTTTAACTTCCTCGGCAAACTTGTCAGTGAGACGTTTGCATAATTCATCTTTCAACTCATCGTCAAATAAATTCTTTGGATCTTTAGATAGTTTTTCTTTCTTATAGAATAAACTACAACCTTTGCTAACCATGGGAGACCACTGTTTATTAAATTTTTCTCTATCAAATTTAGGATCTTCAATTTGAGATTTAAGTTCTCCAACAACCGGAAGTACATATTCTTTATGTAAAGCGTCATGATCTAGAATAAACCAGAATACTTCGTCTGCCATTTTTTGTTTTTCTTCAGCAGAAATGTGATCAAAATGTGGATCGGGTTTCTTTCGAGAGTCGTCAGATACATTAAAAAATTCGTATAGTTTCATATTGGTTACCAAACTATGGACACTGTTGTACCTTTACTAAAAGGTCGCGAATCCCCATAAAATATTCCTTTACAGAATATTTATGCACATTTTGACCAATTGGTTGTTAGTGATTGTAGTTGATAACTAGAACGTTAGTATTAGCGTTTTCTACGTTGCGGGTGACTTTAGCACGTACCCACACAATGTTACCTGTAAAATTAACGTAATTTGTGATAGTAGTTTCAGATAATTGTGAAAATGCAACACTTGTTCCGACAATGTTGAACCAATCTGTCTCTGCAGGTGTTAGTGCAAGCGTTCCTTGCACGTTAATAATACCGTCGAAGGCAGGGGATACAGTATAGGTAACAGTGTGGACGCCGTCTCCCATGTTGTAGTACCCATCTCCCTTTTCCTTATCACTGTAAAATACGTTATTTCCGAAAGGAGAGACAGAAGTTCCTGGAATACTTACACTAGTAGCGGTAGTAGTTCCAGTTCCTAACGCAAAGAGAAATTGTCGACTTAAATTTGGCATTAGATATTTATCTTATTTCTAGGTATAAATTCTTCTACACGTTTAAGATTATCTCCGAGATACATACCGACCATGCTTAACATATGTTGGTCTTCGATGTAAAAGAACGGATCTTGTATCCAATGTTTGTTTCCACTTAGCCATTTGCTAGTAGATGTAGCAACATCGAATTTATCCCCATAATTTGCCATCCAACTTTGGAAGCGTTCTCTAGTGTTAACGTTCATCTTAGTCTTGATATAAATTTTATATCGGTACTTTCCTTTAGGAAAATCATCACAGATGACTTTTTTTGACGAATTTGACATTAGAAAATCGTATTCTTGATCGCTAGATGGTTCAGTAATAGTAGTAACCCACTTACTAAACAAATCAACAACTTTGTCAACTAGATCTGCATCTTTTAAGAATATACTAATTTTTGACCCTTCGGTTCTAATTTGTAAATCTAATCCTGTAAGGCTCTGATACTTCTTAACAAATTCTTCGATATCTGGTTTATTAGCATCTCTCCAAAGGAACTTATCAGTATCTGCACCATTCAACCAGGAATTAGTACGATCTATTCCCAATCGAATGACATAATTGACCTTACGCAATTGAATATCAATCTTGTAAGGCCATTTATTGTAGAATAACTTACGTGTTTTCAGTCTCAGTATCTGCATCGGTATTCTCTTTTACGCTGAGTACTTCGACGTAGTTCAACACTAATACGTCTTTTTCGACACCAATTTCAACAATACCACCGTTGGTTAATTTACCAAATAAGATTTCTTTACTCAACGGCTTCTTAATAAATTCATCAATAGTTCGCTGTAACGGACGAGCACCCATCTTACTATTGAATCCCTTTTTAATCAAGAATTCAACAGCCTCTGCATTTGGTTTGACATGCACGTTTTTGTCTTTAATAAGTGCGTTAAGTTCGTCGATAAACTTCTTAACAATCTTAATCATCGTAGTTTGATCCAGCTTGCCAAATCTAACAGTACCATCTAGTCGATTACGGAACTCGGGAGCAAAGAACTTGTTAACTGCATCCTTAGGATCACCGTCACGTTCTAAACTACCAAAACCCACCCCGTTCTTTTCAGCATCAGCAGCACCTAAGTTACTGGTCATGATGATGATAGCATTACGTCCGTCTGCTTTTTTACCGTTAGATCCAGTAACAAATCCGTTATCCATTAGCTGTAACATAACAGTAAGAACATCTGGGTGTGCTTTTTCTACTTCGTCTAACAACAAGATACAGTTAGGATGTTCTTGCAACTTAGTCACAAGCTGACCTGCATTGTCGTCAAAGCCAACATATCCCGGAGGAGCACCAATAAACTTAGCAACACTATGTTTTTCTTGGAATTCACTCATGTCAAATCTTACTAGTTCGACACTCATTCCAGAAGCAAGTTGTTTAGCAACTTCAGTTTTACCAACACCTGTTGGACCAATAAACAAGAAACTACCCACTGGTTTATTGATTGCTTTAAGTCCTGCCTGTGCAATAAAGACTTTATCTAACAAACTTTCAATGGCTTTTTCTTGACCAAACACTGTAGTCTTCAAACTCTTTTCAAGATCTTTTAGATTTTTATTTTCTTTAGCACCAATTTGTTCTAACGGTAGGCCTGCAATTTTAGCAACTTCAAAAATAATCTCATCATGATCGACGATACCATTTTCTTCATCTTTGATCTTAAATCTAGCACAGGCACAGTCAATAAGATCAATTGCTTTGTCCGGTAATTTTTTATCCGACATATACTTGACGCTGTACTTTACAGCATCAACTACTGCTTGTTTAGTGATCTTAACACCGTGGTGTTTTTCGTAGTACTTCTTAATACCCATTAGGATTTTAATAGCAGTAGCCTCATCGGGTTCACCTACTACTACACGCTGGAATCGACGCATCAATGCTCGATCCTTTTCAAAGTGCTTACGGTATTCTTCCCAGGTAGTTGATGCAATAACTTTGATAGTTCCTTTGCCTAATGCAGGCTTTAACATGTTAGACATGTCATTGCTACCGCCACCCACTGCGCCTGCACCGCTCATCATGTGTGCTTCATCAATGAATAGAATTGCATTCTTTTTCTTTTCAAGGGCAGTGATTACCATTTTTAGACGTTCTTCAAAATCCCCGCGATATTTGCTACCCGCTAACATTCCGCTGATATCTAAACTATAGACAACGTGGTCTTTAATAAAGTTAGGAACGGCGCCCTCTTCAATTTTTCGAGCAATGCCCTCTGCAATAGCAGTTTTACCAACACCTGGATCACCAATCAACATAACATTTGATTTAGTGCGGCGAGCAAGGACAAGGGTAATGTCTTCGATTTCTTTTTCACGTCCAATAACCGGGTCAACTTTTTTAGCTTTAACTTTGGCAGTAATGTTTGCACAGTACTGTACAATGATCTTTTCTAGTTGACGATTTGAAATTTCTTCAGTTTCAGACTCGTCGATAGTTGAATTTTCTTTGTTCAAGTAATCAATAAACTTTTCCCTGTCAACTTTTGCTTTCTTCAAAAAGTAACAAGCATGACTTTTCTTTTCGCTGAACATGCTGATAAAGCAATCAATAGGTTCGATTTTATTACGACCACTGAACAATACCTGTGTGAATGCACGGTTAAGCATTCTCTCCATTGCATGAGTTTTCTTGGGCTTGTCTTCGAGTTCTTGATTAACTATCTCCACCAATTCGGTTTCTAAAAATTTAACAATCTCTTTCTTAAGGGATGGAACTTCGGTGCCGTATCCTTTTAGTGTGTCTGCAAACTTTTCATCGTCTAAAAGACTACATAAGAAATGTTCAAGGGTCAAATACTCATGTTTGTAACTAGCAGCTAGTTCAACTGCTCGCTCGAATATATTTGCCAAACTCTTATCTGGTTCCAACATTAGTAAGTTTCCTTTTTAGTTTTGTTGCTTTTTTCACTGCCAATGCCCATTTTAGCGGGCTAATTCGATCCTGATAAACGACGCCTTCTAAGTGGTCGAATTCATGTAAGAAACATTTGCATGTTATGCCATCTAACTGTGCGTTTTGCCATTCGCCACTGCTGTTTTGCCATAATGCTTTAATAGTAGACGGACGTTTTACTTTTGAATAAATCCACGGAAAACTTAAACACCCTTCGTCATCCTCTACTGGTGTGCCAGCTTCTTCTACAAACGGATTAAAAATTCCAACGGCAGTATCGCCTTGCCCCATCACAAACATTCTAACTTTAACACCTACTTGATTTGCGGCAAGACCAATACCATTATTGGCTAGCATAGTCTCAATCATATCTTTTTCAAGTTGTTTTGGATCCACTACGGGATTTTCAAAATCAAACTCTGGCATCCTCTCCCTAAGAATTGGATTGGGGAATTTTATAATTTCTAACATTTTTATACTTGATTAAATTTTGATAACAGATCTTTTTGTGCATCAGTAAGAGTTGGAATAGTTATATTGATTGGCAAGAGTAATCTACCTTTAATACGACTATCGTTAACATTTGGCATTCCGTATCCTGCTGCATTTAATACTTGTCCGTGCTGCATTCCGGGTGTTACATTAACTTCGATAGTTTTGCCGTCTATTGTCTCTACATTTATTTTACAGCCTAACATGGCATCAACGCAAGAGATAGTTAGCTCTTTTATTAAGTCATCGCCTTGCCTTCTAAAATTACCATGTGGTCTAACATGTATTGTAAGATGCAAATCTCCACGAGGTAATTGTGGAATTGCGTCATCCCCTAGTCCGGCAACTCGTAATACAGTTCCATCATTAATACCAGCCGGAATCTTTATGTTTACTGTTTGCGGTCTGCCTGTGGGCAATACAACATTGAACATTAATTCTTTTCCAAAGTATGCATCTTCTAAAGATACATCGGCAGTTAAATTAATAGTTCTATTTTTCTGTGGAGGTCGTTGTCCTCCAAAAAAATCAAAGCCTGCACGGTTGCCGCCAAAGAATTGTGAAAATACTTCGTTGATATCGGGGCCAGCATGGCCACCACCAAATTGGAAAAACTGGGAGCCACTATGCGGATTATCGTATTGTGCTTTCTTATCAGGATCAGATAACGAATCGTACGCTACTTGAATTTCTTTGAATTTCTCAGCATCGCCTCCGCGATCCGGATGATGAGTAGATGCTAGCCTACGATATGCTAATTTGATTTCTTCGGGTGAGGCATTTTTCTGAACGCCTAAAGTTTGGTAAAAGTCTGTAGTCATAGGTTGGAAAAGGTATAGTACTTATATAATACTATACCTTTGTATGGTTGTCAAGAATTATTTTTTCTTAGCGTCTTCAATTTTTGTGCCTTCTAGCTTTTTATGCACTTTAATTTTCTTACATTCTTGGACAGGTTTACCATCTTTACCGTTGACAACCTTTCCAGCCTTGTCCACTTTATCTTTGCAAACTTCTTTCATTTCCCCACCAGCAAATGCAGTTCCTGCAAATGCAATGGCTAATAGTGCTATTAATTTTTTCATTTTTATTTCCTTAAATTTCTGGTTGAAAAGCAGGAGCTGGGGCAGGCTTGCCGCCAAATCCTGTTACGACTGTTGGGCTTGTTGAAACTGGGGTTGTTCCCCAACTTGGTCCGGCACTAACTGGCCCAGACGTTCCCGCTCCAAATCCTGTATTGCCACCAAAGCCGCTTGGTGATGAAGGTGTGCTTCCAAACCCGCCTCCGCCAAAGCCACTTGGTGCTGATGAACCAAAGCCGCCGGAGTTGCCGAAGCCTCCTGATTGCGGTTGGCCAAATGTTGAAGACCCGCTCGCAAATCCTGTTCCTGGTGTTTGTATTCCGCCATTGTTTGCTCCTCCTAGTTTTTCCTGTGTGCGACCAAATGCCGCAATACCTAATACCGCGCCCATGGCAATATGGAATAAACCAGCGCCTTGAAGTGTTAATGGATTCCACTGTGTAAGACCTGTGCCTACAGTGGTCTGTAATAGACTCCATAGGATTGGAAACACAACCATGTCCATAGTACAGACCAGCATGTACATCCAGCCCATCATTGGCCGCCATTTTGAATTCATCCAATCTTCTTTCTTTGTTTCGCTTGCGCTTTTTACTTCTGTTGTCATTTTCGCTCCTAGTGTTTAGTGTTTATTTGGATTTTTCTAATTTTGCAATATAGTTGGCCATTAGGTGATCAAACACGCCAATAAACTTTTGT